TGCTCCATTGACTGCCCAATGGTCGTGTTTTTGCGTTGCTTGAACCAAGCATCGAGGAAATCGAGGGCCGGTCGCGTGGCTTCCGTTCCTGACAATTTGATACCATTGCGGGAGCGGGTCACGTTTAGAGTTTTCTTGCCATCGAATTTGATACGCAAGGAAACGTAGTCAAATTGTGTATTAACTTTTGCGGTGGTCATCTTCATTCCCTTTCGGTGGGCATTTGCCCGTTAGATTTTCATATTTGCAGTAAGTTCCATGCGCTCGACTTGATCACAAATCCAGAAATGCCGACCGTAAACTTCCACGATTTCCTCGTTGGCTTTGGCACAGTTTGGGCAACATGAAACGTCGCGATGCGGACACTTGATGCTTTCGTCGTGGCCCTTGCGAAATCCTTTTGGCATTCGTTTACGCATTTGTTTTCCTTTGTTCATGTGCACAATATGCACTACCTAGGGCCATGTGTCCATAACAATCGGGGTAATATTATTGCGTAGTGGGATGGAACTCGGATGGAACTTTGCACCTAATCGTCAATAACGAGCGGAACCCGTGGAACACGGCGGTTCCCGATTGGGCCGAGCGCATTATGGCGGGCAGGAGCCTTGTTCCCAACCTGCCGTTGTTTCCCGAGGAGGTGGAGCGCGGACTGTCGGCCTTCAAGCGCCTGCGCCTGCCCGATGTGATTGGCCAGCCCACCTTTGGCGAGGCCATGGGCGATTGGGTGTTCGATATCGCCGCGGCGCTATTCGGCTCCTACGATGTCGAGAAACACACGCGGGCCATACAGGAATACTTTCTCCTAGTCCCGAAGAAGAATGGCAAGTCCACGCTGGCCGCCGGCATCATGGTGGCAGCGATCTGCCGCAATCGGCGGCCGGATGCCGAATTCACATTTCTGGCGCCGACCATCGAAGTGGCTGGGATCGCGTTTCGGCAGGCGCGGTCCATGGTCAAGCTCGACCCGACGTTGAGCACCGTGTTCCATATTCAGGACAACATTCGGCGCATTACCCACCGCAAGCACGGCTCGTTCCTGCAGATCAAGGCAGCCGATGTGGACGTGATCACCGGTGGCAAACCGCTGGGTTGTTTGGTCGATGAGACGCATGTGTTCGCCACCAAGTCGCATGCCGCGGATATCTTTCTGGAAATTAGGGGAGCCCTGGCGAGCAGACCGGATGGATTCTTGATCCAGATCACGACGCAGTCAAAAGCGCCGCCTGCCGGGGTGTTTAAATCCGAATTGGCAAGGGCCAGGGACGTGCGCGATGGCAAGCTGACATTGCCCAAGCCATTGTTGCCCGTTTTGTACGAACTACCGCACAAGATCGCGGCGAATAGCGGATGGGAGCAAGAACAAACGTGGCCGCTGGTCAATCCGAATTTGGGACGATCGGTCGATGCGGAATTCCTGCGCTCGCAACTGATCGATGCCAAGCGCAAGGGGCAGGGCGATTTGGCCTTGTTTGCGTCGCAACATTTCAATGTCGAGATAGGCTTGTCGCTCAGAGGCGACCGATGGGCCGGTGCGGAATTCTGGAAAAAGCAAACCGATGAAACATTGACGCTTGAACGATTGCTCGAGCGTTCGGAAATTGTGGTCGTGGGGATCGACGGTGGCGGGCTGGATGACTTGTTCGGGCTTTGTACTCTCGGACGCTGCCGCGAGACCAAACACTGGCTTTCCTGGTCACATGCTTGGTGTCACGAGAGCGTCCTGCAGCGAAGGCAAACCATCGCGGCAACGCTGCAGGATTTCCAAACTAGTGGGGAATTGACAATTGTCAAAGACGAACTGGATGACATCACCGCCATCATTGAGATTATTTCCGACATCAAGCGAAGAAATCTTTTGGCGGCTGTCGCTGTTGACCCTGCTGGCCTCGGTGAAGTCGTGGACGCGCTCGGACGCATCGGAGTCTCCGTTGCCGACAAGAACCTGATCGGCGCGCCGCAAGGCTATCGCATGATGAATGCGATCAAGGGCACCGAACGCAAATTGGCCAACGGCACGCTGTGGCATAGCAAATCCGATTTGATGTCGTGGTGTGTGGGCAATTGCAAAATAGAGCCGACCGCCACGGCTATACGCATGACCAAACAGAACGCCGGCGATGCCAAGATCGACGCCGCCATGGCGCTGTTCGATGCGGCCATGGTCATGAGCGACAGGCCGACAGAGGCGCCCGCCTTTCAGATGTTCTTTGTCGGCTGAACTCAAAGGAAAACCCATGTCAAAACTCAACCGCGCCTACGCGGTGCTCGACATCAAATCGTTTGATGAAGATCAGCGCATCATCGAGGGCGTTGCCTCGACGCCAACGGTCGATCGCGTCGGCGATATCGTCAAGCCGCGCGGCGCCAAGTTCAGCCTGCCGATGCCGATGCTATGGCAGCATCGTTCAGGCGAACCAATTGGACATGTGGTGTGGGCCGAGGCGCGTGACGACGGGATTCCGTTCAGGGCGAAAATCGCCAAATCGGTAGAGCCTGGCAAATTAAAGGACCGGCTCGACGAGGCGTGGCAATCAATCAAATTGGGATTGGTGCGTGCGGTGTCAATCGGGTTCCAGGCTGCCGCCGACAAGGTCACGATGCTTAAGGGCGGTGGGATTCAATACGACGAGTATGAAATTCTCGAATTATCGGCCGTTACGATTCCCGCCAATGTTGATGCTTCCATCCATACCATTCGCGCCATTTATCACGGATTGCGCGCCGCGTCCGGCGATACGCAAGAAGTGACCCCGGCCTCGTCAGGCCATTCCGGCAAATCCGTCGCTGTCGCGGCATCCCGTTCCATCAAATTGGAGGCCACGACTATGGCCACGAAGACCAACGCCGAGAGGATGAAAGACCTCGAGGCAAAACGCGCCGCCGAAGTGGCCGCGCGTGACGCAATCCAAAGCAAGATCGTTGAAGAAGACCGCACCAAGGACGAGGCGGAACAGAATGCGTTTGACGAACACTCGGCCGTTATCAAGTCGGTCGATCGCGAGCTCACCGACTGCCGGCTGATCGAAAAGGAATTGATAAGCACGGCAAAGCCGGTATCGAACAGCGATGGCATCGAGATGCATTCGCAGTCGATCCAGGTGAAGGCACCGACGCTGCCGCCAGGCCTCGGCCTGATCAAGCGGCTCGCCTGCCAGTTACACGCCGATGTTTATCATCGCGATGTTATTGCCGTGGCGCGACAATACTGCGGGCAGTGGCCACAGATCGAAATGGATATCAAGGCAGCAGTGGCGACCGGCACGGTTACCTCGGCAACATGGGCCGGCAACTTGGTCTACGCGCAGAACCTCGCCAGTGAATTTCTCGAATTTCTGGTGCCGCAGACCTATCTCGGCCGCATTCCAGGGTTGACGCGGGTGCCATTTAACTCGCGCATCCCGCGCGAAAATAGCGTCATCACGGCCCAGTGGGTCGGGGAAGGCGCCAGCAAGCCAGTGGCTGCAGGCACGTTCGACACCGTCACGCTGACGTTTGCCAAGACGGCGTGCATCATGGGCGTCACCGACGAACTGGCGCGCTTCTCAAGCCCGTCGGTTGAAATGCTGGTGCGTGATAACCTCGCCAAGGGCATCGCCAAATTCCTCGACGAGCAGTTCATCAAGCCATCGGTTACCGCTGTGACCAACGTGTCGCCGGCATCGATCACCAATGGTGCCGACAGCGATGCAGCTTCCGGTACCGATATCACCGCGGTGATCCATGATATCCGGCAGATCCTGTACCACTTCCAGGAGTACAATATCCCGACCGATAACCTGACGCTGATCATGCAGCCGGTGCTGGCGACTTCGATCGGCACCATGCTGACAACTTTGGGCGTGGTGGCGTTCCCGAATGTCAATGGCAATGGCGGCAATATCCTCGGCATCACGGTGTTGACCTCGAATAACTCACCGGCCGGGCAAGTCACCGCAATCCATCCACCGTCGGTGTTTGTGGCGGACGAGGGCGGATTGCAAATCGATGTGTCACGCGAGGCATCGGTTGAACTGGATTCGGCACCTGCGGCCGGCAACTACCACCTGGTCTCGGCATTCCAGAACAATTTGGTGTTCGTGCGTGCCGAGCGTTACATCACATGGATGCGTGGTCGAGACAAAGGCGTGTTTTATATGACAAACGCTGCCTACGGTGGGGCGGTGACCGGATGATGATGCGCGCATTGAAGTCGTTCGATTATAACCACCGCAAGCTTGCGGCAGGCCAAATATTCGAGCCGCTTTCAGACGCGCATCGCATGGTGTTGTCCGCGGCCAAGCTGGCTGCGGAGAGTGATGATGTGGTGCCGGTGCGCAAAAAACAGCGCTACCGGCATCGCAAACTCGAGGCCGAGAAAGGATGAGAATCCTCGGCTTCGAGGTTTCCGTGCGCAAGCAGTCGCCCATGCTGCCGACCAACATCTATGACCGCGGCTGGTGGCCGATCGTGCGCGAGCCATTTGCCGGAGCATGGCAGCGCAATCAGCCGTTGAGCATGGAGAACCCGCTGCAGAACGCGACGCTTTATCGTTGCGTCGCCATGATTTCAGCTGACGTTGCCAAGATGCGGCTCAAGCTGATGCAGCCGGTCGATCAGGTTTGGCAGGAGACAACGGCAAGCGCTTTCTCGACCGTCCTCAATAAGCCAAATCGCTATCAGACCCGCATTCAATTCTTTGAAAGCTGGATGATCTCCAAGCTGCGTGCCGGCAACGCTTACGTTCTCAAGGAACGCGACAATCGCAACGTCGTCAGTGCGCTGCACGTGCTCGACCCCAATCGCGTCAAGCCCATGGAGGCATTGGACGGATCGTTATTTTACGATCTCAACACCGATCACCTGGCCGGGATTACCGAGGAACATGTCGTGATTCCGGCTAGCGAGATCATGCACGACCGCATCAATTGCCTGTTTCACAAGATGGTCGGCATGTCGCCGCTTTATTCTACGGCCGCGCCTGCTGCACGCGGACTGTCGATTGAACAGTTTTCCGCAATGTTTTTCGGCAATGCGGCGCGACCTTCCGGCATCCTGACAGCGCCCGGCAACATCGATGAGGCCACTGCAGCACGGCTGGAGAACAACTGGCACAACAATTATACCGGCATCAACCAGGGCAAGGTGGCGATCCTGGGTAGCGGGCTGACATGGAATCCGCTGCAACAGAACGCTGTCGATAGCCAATTGATCGAGCAGCTCAAGCACAACAACGAAACGATCTGCACCGCGTTTGGCATCCCGGCATTCATGGTCGGGGCGAAAGATCCGCCAAATTATCAAAACGCTGAACTGCTCGATCTGCAATATTACAAGCAATGTCTGCAAAGTCTGATCGAGCACATCGAACTGATCCTGTCGGAAGGCCTTGGCTTGATCGGTGCCGGCTATCGCGCCGAATTCGACCTGACCGGTCTGTTCAGGATGGACTCGCAGACGCAGATCACGGTGTTGGCGGAGGGCGTCAGCAAGGGCATCCTGTCGCCCAATGAGGCTAGGCGCGTGCTCGGCTATATTGATGTAACCGGCGGCGAATCGCCGATGGCGCAGCAGCAAATGTTTACCCTGCAGGCACTAGCCAACCGTGCCAACGCCCCTGCATTACCGGCTGCCCCGGCACCGATGCCGAATCCAACCACGCCGGCACCGACACCAATCAATCAACGCGCCTTGCTCGACGCGATCCGCAGGAGCCTAGGCCATGCAACTGCCGCTTGAGGATATTCTTGGGCGCGAGATCGCCGAAATTATCAAGGAACACATTGCGCCTTATAGAGCGATCGTCATTCAACAGGAACAGCGCATCGCTGCGCTCGAGGCGCGCAAGCCGGAAAAAGGCGAAACCGGGCTGCAGGGTCCGCGTGGTGAAAAAGGCGACCGCGGCGATCTGGGATTGCGTGGCGAAGTCGGCATCCCCGGCAAGGATGGCAAAGACGGCAGGGATGGCCTGTCCATTCATGGCGAAAAGGGCGAGCCGGGACCGCCAGGTCCGCCGGGCCAAGACGGCAAGGATGGCGTCGGACCATCACGCGGGCGTTACCGCGGGCCATGGAAACACGATGATGATTTCCATCTCGACGACATGGTCTCCTGCGGTGGCAATGGTTGGGTCTGCATGATAGAGGGGGCAAAAGATAAGCCGGGCGACTCGAAGCAATGGCAATTGTTCGTCAGGAAAGGCAGCAACGGCAAGGACGGCGAACGAGGTCCGCCCGGTCCACAGGGGCCGACGGGCAAATATGAGCCATGAGGAAATCCCTTTTCACCATCATCGAGCCTACCTCGCCGGTC